CTGATAACCCTAAATTTGATCGGGAAAAGTTTGAAAAAAGAATAGAATTAGATTGACAGAAAACAGTAAAACGTGCTACATTTAAAGCAGGTTCGTTGAACCTGCTTTATTTTTTTTATAAGGAGTTTTGCAGATGGCAAAAAGCAAAACAAAATCTTCAGGGGATGCTTCAAAGGAAGAATTGAAGCAAGCGAAAAGGGAAGCAAAGATCAGGATCAGGGATTTTATTAAATCCCTGGAAGATGATCACCAATTGAAAGCTGATCTTCTGCTTGTAGTGGGTGTTGGTAGAGTTGGTAGAAAATCAACAGTTGCTTCTATGAACATGCAAATCAAAGATGCTTTGATAGAAGCAGGGGAACAGGGATTGACCGAAATGGACATTTTTAAACAGTTCAAAATTGGTCGTCCTGAAATGAACAGGAAGGTTCGTTTGTTCCTAAAGGTTGCCGATCCTGATTCAAGGGTATGGGTTAGTTTCAAAGATGGTGTTTACAGAGTTGAAGCACTTGGAGCAAACCCACCTGAAGAATGGGGTGGTTATCTTCCTTCAGATGTAGAGCAGCTATAAAGCTGCACGGTTTACCTTGCAAAATCCCCTGGAAACAGGGGATTTTTTTTATTGACAATTTAATTTAAATCTGGTACTGTTTAATAAATCCCATCTTCTAAATTCATTTTTAATTTATTACAACCTGCAATAATGGGCTATACTAAATGACATTAGATGAAAAGAAACAGGTAATTATAAATGAATTTGAAGCAATCCCAAATTTAGATTTAGCAATTGAATCTGCAAAAATAAATTATGGTTTAACAGATAAAGATATAAAACGTGCTTTTGAAGATTCTGATTTTAATAGAAGAATTAAGAAAGTTGAAATTGATTTTAAAAAAGAACTATTAGATAATTATCTTGATTTGGTTAGATCAGTAAAAGATGATGATAGGTTAAAATCACAATTGTTAATTAAAAGTTTAGAAACATTTGTTTCTGAAGTATTTGGTTCAAAAGATAAAAAAGAAGCGCCTGTTGTTCCGCAAAAGATCATATTGGAAGGTGTAGATTGATCCAAAAAGTACAGATAATTAAAAAGGTTCAAGATACACTTGTTAAATCAGATAAAAGGCATAGGTTGATTGTTGGTGGTAGGGGTAAAGGTGCAAGTTGGTCAATAGCACGTGTTCTATTATTGGAAGGGATGCGTGATTCTTTATTTATTCCTTGTGTTCGTGAAATCCAAAAAACAATACGTTATTCAGTAAAAAAATTGCTCGACGATACAATTGAACATTTCGGGTGGGAATGGTTTTATAATTCAACACTAACTGAAATTTCTGGTATTAATGGAACTAAGTTTATTTTTGTAGGGATGCAGGATTTTAAAGCTGATGATGTTAAATCACTTGAAGGTGCAGATCGGTGTTGGGTTGCTGAAGCACAAGCAATTAGTAGAAGATCAATTAATATTTTAAGACCAACAATCAGAAAAGAAAATTCTGTTATCTGGTGGGATTTTAACCCACGATATGAAACTGATCCTGTTTGGATAGATTATATTTTAAATGCTGATCCTAATGCAGAAGTGCTTTGGTTAAATTGGAAAGATAACCCTTGGTTTACTGATGCATTAAAATTAGAATTAGAATCTGATTATAGAAGAAATGAAGAGGAAGCACGGCATATTTGGGAAGGTGAATTAAGAACTGCTGGTGATCGTTTTGTATGTCCATCTTCTTTAGTTGATATTGCAATTGAAAATAAAATTAATTTTCTTGAAGGTGATAGTGTAGTAGGTGCAGATATAGCGCATCAGGGTGGTGATCATATTGTATTTTATCGTAGGCATGGAAATAAAATAGTTGATAAGTATGAATCTCAATATCAAAATACACAAACAACAATTAGACATTTAAAATCCTTTGCAATTGATAAATCAGTAATAATTAATATTGATAATGGTGATATTGGGAAAGCTGTTGCAGATTTTCTTGAAGCAGATGGTTGGAAAGTAAACAGAATTAATTTTGGTGGTAAACCAATTGATACAGAACACTATGAAGATATTGCAACAGAAATGTATTTTAATTTAAGGGATAAACTACAATATATTGATATTCCAAATGATGAAGAATTAAGAAACCAATTAATACAAAGGAAATATGATTTTATAAATGGTCGTAGAGGTTATGAAGTAATGAAAATTGAAAATAAAGATACATTTAAAGAACATGCTGTTATGAATAGTAATTCTCCTGATAAAGCTGATGCTTTAGTATTGTGTTTTTATGAAGGTGCAGCAAAAAATGCTTATGCTACAACAGTTGATTATAACATTTTTTAAGGAAAATTAACATGGGGTTATTCGACCGAAAAAATAAAAAGAAAGAAAGAACTATTACAATACAAGCAATTTCAGATGTAGAGGGAAGAAAAGAAGCAGTTTTAATTGAATCATTATTAACTGGTAGAACAATCAATATTACTATTCCAGGTACAGTAAATGCATATTCAAATTATGAATCACAAGTTATTGAAACGTATAGAAAATATAATGGTTTTAGTAGTTTTGGAAATCAGCAAGCACGTGCAATTGTTGATTTAAGAACTGCTTTTATTGCAGGGGAAGGTATTTCTGTAAGTGCTGAAAAAGATAGAACTGCAAAATGGATTGAAAAACAATTCCAGAAAAATAATTTTAATTCTATCAACTTTATTGAATCTGTAAAGGGTACTGAATTAGCTGGACAATCCCTTTTTATTCTAAAACCTAAAGAATGGATGGATGGTCAATTATATATAAAATTTATTCGTGTTCCTTATTCAATTGACCATGCATATCGTCCTGTTTATGATGATAAACTAACAAAAGAAAATATTATTGATATTCAAATTAAAAAAGATGGTGTTTGGGTTAGTGCAGGGTTTAGGAATTATCTTTATGTTAGAACTGGTGGTGATGATTTTAGCAGCTATGGAGCAGTTACAAAAACAGGTGTTGTTTTAACTGACATAGAAAATTATGATAGAGCAATTAAAGATATGCGTAGAAATAATCATATCTTTGCAAGAATAACACCCGTTTTTGAAACTGCATCAGCAGGTGAAGCTAATGGTTTACAGGCAAAGTTGAATGATTTAAAATGGAAAATTGGTCAAGCTTTTATTGGAAGTGCGAAATTTAAATATGAAACACCATCACAAGGTGCACATGAAAATTTAAATTCTGAATTGGTTGCAACAGTTAAAACAATTTCTTCTGTTACTGGTGTACCTGTACACTGGTTAGGGTATGTTGATTTAATGTCTAATAGATCAACAGCAGAAACCCTTTATGAAATGATCAAACAACATACAGTAAATGAAAGATCAATTTGGGAATCTTCATTATATGATATGATCATCAAAGCACAAGAAATGTATATTGATTCTGGTGGTCAAGAAATTTCAAACCTTGATTATAATTTTGAAGTAAAGTTACCCCTTATTGATTTTGCTGGTTTTCTTGATCGTGTAAAAGCTTTGAATCTTGCCTATACTGATGAAGCAATTTCTATTGATGATTATAGAAATATGCTTCCAGGTATTGATCCATATAAAACAAAACGTGCAATTGAAAAAGAAAAGAAAAGTGAAAAAGATAATTTAATGTCTATGGGGTTGCAGTTGCAACAGCAAGAAAACAATTTAGAGCAGGAAGGGGAACAGGCGATATGAAAGTAGTTACAGTAATGGATTGGTACAAGAAAAAGTATCCTAAAAAGTATGCTGAAATTACAGGTGAAGAAAAAGAGGAAAAACCAAAAGCTAAAATTGAAAAGAAATCAGAAATTAAAAAGGAATAGTTATGTATAAAAAAGTTTTACAAGTTGCAACACCTGAAGGCGAAAAGATAGTTGCCCATGTTCAAAAATCAGGTACATGGGTAATTATTAATGTACCTTATTTAGAAGCTGTTAAAAAAGATAAACCTGAATTTGCAAAAAAGGGAATTATTAATTTCAAAGTAAAACTTTCAGATTATTCAAATGCAATTATTAGTTTAACAAAATATCTTGAAGATTTGTTTTTAAAGGAAATGTCTGATGAAAATAACCGTACAAGCATTAGAACTAAATCTAAATCTGGAAGAAATGAAAGAAAAGATACCGAAACAAAAACTGGAACAACTGAAGGGGAAGGGGATTCTGCAAGCTTACACGATAGCACAAGAGGGAATCAGCAAACCCAAAGTGATCGGGGAAGGACAGCAGATTCTAAAATGGACAAAATCGACGATCAGGAGATTAGCAGACAAGATTAAAGAGGGAACAAAGTTTTTTGTTGGGCATGGTGCAACAAATGATCATGATAATCGTGCTTCAGTTGGGGAAGTTTTGGTTTCTTTTCTAAAAGATATTGGTGGTAAATTATCAAATGTAATTATTGGGCATTTTCCAGATGAAAACAAAGTTAAAGATATGGATGTTTGCAGCATGGAAAGCGATATTGAAATAACTGAAGATATAGTTTCAGATATAAATGATGTAACTGGTATTGCATTAGGTTCAAGCGATCGTGAATCACCTGCTTTTCCAGGTGCTTTGCGTTTGGGTACTGTCCACTGTTTTAATATTCAAGCAGAAGAAAAAAACAATAAGGAGTCAAAAAAAATGGAATTAACTGTACAAGATGTAAAAAAAGCGATTAGTG